ATATTGCGATTGTGTGTAAGGTCAGTGAGGTGACCATCAGCAAATGTTGTAAGAAGCTTGAAGATAGAAAGGCTGATTTGGTTCCCGCGCGACTGCTGGTCGGCAAGTAATATCACCAACAAAACAAGTAAGAATTGAAAATATATAATATTTTTTCTTAATATATATTTAAATGGATGACGAAGAAAGAATTGGTATCACAATTGATGAAATAATGCCGGATGAAGCGCCTTCTATAACAGTGTCGGCTACGCCTTCAACGTCGTCAACACCTTCGGTACCTTCGGCACCAAATCTCATATTTGTAATACCTTATCGCGACCGCAAAGAACATTTAGAGCAGTTTCGCAGGCATATGAAAGTTGTATTAGAAGACATGGACAAAAGTGAATATCGGATTTTAATCGTCCATCAACGCGACACACGCAGTTTCAATCGCGGTGCTATGAAAAACATCGGGTTTATTCGCGCCGCACGAATGTATCCCAACGATTACCGCAACATGACCTTTGTTTTCAACGACGTGGATTGTATGCCCATGCGCAAGAATATGTTGGACTATAAGACCAGACATGGTGTGGTAAAACATTTCTACGGATTTACTTACACATTGGGTGGCATCGTATGTATCACCGGCGCCGATTATGAGAGAATCGGTGGATTCCCCAATTACTGGGGGTGGGGATACGAAGACAACGAGCTCCAAAGACGCGTGGAAAAAGCCAGGATTCATATTGACCGAAGCATTTTTTATGACGTAAACGATATGACAAATATAATACAATTGAGCCATGGAAATACGCGTATTATGAACCGAGACGATTTTGAGCGGTTCACGGTCGGCAAAGTGGAGAATCTATATACGATTGTGAAGTTGGAATATACGGATGAACCCAGTATCAATATTGTAGATGCGATTGATATTGAATATGTGAACGTTTGGGTCTTTCAAACTGGATACGAAGAAGTCAAAACGGAGAGGTTTGTCTATAATTTGAAAAATGGGACTCGGCCGATTATCAGCTTTAAACGTAAGAATGGAAATCCGCAAATATTGATGAAGTTTTTATAGATGGTCGGACCCCTTTGGACTGTGATGCTTATAATTGTCGCATCTGCGATACTTTGGTCGCATCTGCGATACTTTGGTCGCATCTGCGATACTTTGGTCGCATCTGCGATGCTTTGGTCGCATCTGCGATGCTTTGGTCGCATCTGCGATGCTTTGGTCGCATCTGCGATGCTTTGGTCGCATCTGCGATGCTTAAAAGAAGACGGGTTTGCCATTCTTATACACACCTACTTCAAGAGAAATGTCGCCATTCTCATCTGCTTCATAGATGGGACCGTCCTTTTCATTCTGGACGTAATATGTCTTGCCTTTGATGTCAATTTCATAGACCTCGGCTTCCTCTTCTTCTTCTTCTTCTTCCTCTTCTTCCTCTTCTTCCTCTTCTTCCTCTTCTTCTTCAGCTTCTTCTTCAGCTTCAGCTTCCTCCTCCTCTTCTTCGGCTTCCTCCTCCTCCTCTTCTTCTTCTTCAGCTTCTACTACTTCTTCCACGACTTCGTCTTGACCCTCTTCTTCAGCTTCCACGACTTCGTCTTGACCCTCTTCTTCAGCTTCTTCTTCTTCTACGACTTCATCAACTACAACTTCTTCTGTCTCTTCGGTAGTTTCTTCTTCTACGACTTCCTCCACTACAACTTCTTCTGCCTGTTCGGTAGTTTCTTCTTCTATGACTTCCTCCACTACAGTGTCTTCAATAACTACGGCATCTTTAAAAACCTCCTTCTTTATGGTGACGGGAAAAGATTTTTCCTCAATTGTCATAACAATGGGTTCGTCATCATCATCAGAAACCAAATCAATCACATGCTTGGCCTTTTTACTAACCTTGTATTTCTTGTACAATCCCTTATACTTAATGACCTTGTTGGTAAGACGGCGATTCTTTGATTCCAAATATTCAATCGTGGCATTCAAATAATGAACACGTTCGTCTAATAAATGATTTTTTTCAAGCAATTGCTTGAAACAAGGCAATTCCATTAATATGTTGTTTGTTTGTTGTAAATCGGTGTATGTCTGCATTGGATACAAATAAACGGTGTTTGCTTTTATTATGTTTTAAAAACTATTAAACTAGAGGAACCCAGGTTCCTCTATGACTCCTCCTCGAAAGGAACCTAGGGTTCCTCTCAGACTCCTCCTATTAGAAGGATATTCAGACAACTAATAAGAAGGAGTATAAGAAGCATCCTATATTTATTTTATTCAGGAGGAGTCTGAGAGGAACCTAGGTTCCTTTCGAGGAGTCTGAGAGGAACCTTATGTTCCTTTCACTGGCCGCCCCACCGCCTGAAGCACGATCCAAATTCTATATCAAATATATGCGGTCGGAACATCTGTTGAATAAAGAAAAACGACAGCTGGCACAAAATACCTGTCCTACAAATATGCGCCCACCACACCTCTCCCATTGCCCTACAAATCGGATTGTTCCGTCGTATAATAAACCCCGTCGCAAAATGAATGTCGTCTATGTCTTTCAGTCCACTCTCTACTTGTTCCCGAATATATTCACAATAAACATCTGCTTTTTCCGCATATCGCGGTTGCTGTAACGCCTCTCTCAATTCGCTATGCGCCGAAGGCGGCCACGTCTTGCTTATAAATGGATGCCGCGCCATACACACATGGTACGAACTGTATTTCACCATATTGGTCATCAGCGTTATCACGTCGTCCCCGTTTAATGCCAACGCACTGTCAAAATAGCATGTTGCCTCATAAGGTCGCAATTCAGGCAACATATGCGGGCACGACTTCACCCATTTAGCGTGCATCATTGAGTCCATATCCGGCTTCTCTAGACGGACTGGAATCCATCTGGTGTTGACTAGCCGATCCAACGTCCTCTCATTATTGGTGTAATAATAGCAAGGATGGGTCTGAGACGGCACGGGAGGTATGAAATTGCGGTCGTTGTTGTCGGCGCCGAAAAAACACGTATAAAATGCCAACATTCCTCTATAAATAATACAAATCATTTGTGTTTGTATTATTTTTCTTATCGTATTACTTTGCTTACCGTAATACTTTCACTTTGGACCATTTTGGCGGAAACAGATCGCCCAAATAGGGCTGTCCCATCTTCGGCCCAAACCAGACGTCAGGATAACAGACTACCTTATTCGGATTCGGGTTCAAGTATGCCCCCCACCAACTGTACGAACTGTTGGCGATGATGTTGTGATGACAGTTGCTCATTATCAGCATTTGTTCCCAATCCGCGTTCTTGGAGGAGCACGCGCGGAAAAAGATAGAGGGAAACTGACTTGCCAGTATTTGGACCGATATATTCACGCGGTCTAGGTCGGCTTCTTCAAAGAAATACACCACTTGTAGAATCCGAGTAGAGGTTTTTGTAATAATATGGTTGAGCGCATTGATGTAATAGGTGATGGGCATCACGGGATGGCAATCCTGTTTTTGGGCGTAGTCACCGATGCGGAAATGGAGGGAGACCGAGGGCAACACTTTATCCGAAATCTGATAGATCGCCTGTTTTTCGCGAATACCGGCGATACACGCCAGCTCTTCAAAATGTTCGGCAAAATAGAGGTAGGATTGGAAATACCCATAGAGGCAGGCACTCAACGGCGCACAACCATTTAATTGTGGGACAATGGATGGGTCATAATGAAACCCACTCTCACGAATGGTGCGCTGGACAATCATAGAGTGGGTAATCGGCGATAAATGGTTACCGCCGACAATGTGGTCGGTTTTCAATTGGCTCAAAAAAGTGTTCCAATAAGTGGGGCGATGAACACCGGTTGTGAGAACGTCGGAGTGTTTGAGCACATAAGGCCGACCCGTCCTTTTTGCGGTGGCAAGGAGTGTGAATATTTGGAACAACTGGTTTCCGAGGCCGCCCATGAGGAAACACGTGATAAAGTCGTCGGACATAGGTGTTTATAAATGATATTTCTATATGTTATCTAGAAAATTGATTTGTTTTATTTGGAACGGATGGGGTTCAAATAAAAGATGACGTCATATACTGAAAATAAATGCCGTGTTCCGGGTCCCCTTGTTTTGGCTCGGGGTAACCCCCTTGTTTCGGACGAAAACGTCCTTGCTCGGTCGGATGAAAACGTCCTTGCTCGGTCGGATGAAAACGTCCTTGCTCGGTCGGATGAAAACGTCCTTGCTCGGTCGGACAAAAACGTCCTTGAAAAAAGATATGTTGAATCATTGGATGAGCTGGACCGAATTGCACTAAATGTTGCTAGGAGCACACTGGGGTCGCTTTTTAGTTTGGAGAAGTCAAATCATTATATGGAATGGAAAAGCGTGCAGCGCATTGGTCGCACTGCGTGCTTAGACCGAAGCGCCAATAAAAACGCTTAATGCTTACAATAAGTAATCACTAAGCACGTAAGTGCTTACTACAAGCAAAAATAAAGGACAATCGCACATCCGAACTTCGTTCTTAGTGCGATTATTCTTAATAATTGCCTACAATAAGTAATCACGAATAGCCGCAATAATATTGGATCCTAATTTGCGTTTTTTCCCACTAGATTCCAGGACAATGTTGTCTAAGTATGCGGGCTCTGCCCGCAAGTGGTCCAAAAACGCGGCAAAAGTGGCAAAGGGTCGCATGATTTCCCCCGAGATGGTGGAACTGATTCCGGGTATCTGCATCAACATCAGCTGGCCAATGTTGTCGCGAGTAATATTGGCCTTCTTTGCGACTTTCACTACCGAACAATAATCTTGGGTCGTCTCTACATTGGAGGGATTCTCAGTTGTTAAGGTGTTATCTGTTGGTACAGCTGTTGTTGCGATTACAGTCCCTTTCGCGAGTTCGCGCGCTATCTTGTCCGCGGTGATTTCTATGTATTGTGCCGTCTCCGCCATTGACACCGTGCGTGTTACCGAGAATCCTTTGAAATAATTCAGAGAGGCCATACACGCGAACACCATTTTTTTATCGTGGTCTCGCACGGGTCCCTCTATTAAATACACAATATTATGTCGGTTGGGGAAACAGTTGCCGAGGCGATACGACTGTTCCGCGTAGCGGCCATCCTTCACACTGGCAAGCAAATCCGACACCGACTTTCGTTCTATTATTTGGTATGTGATGGATTCGTCGTCGTTGGTGAAAAGGATGTCGCCGAGAGGGATCACGCGTTTTTCAATTGTTTGTTTTGGGGTGTCTTTTGTTAGTAATCCGTAAAGCGCGGCTTCGCGTTCATCCACGATGATTTTCATTTTGTAAAGAGAGGAGGACATTGTCTTTATGCTCGTACACCTTTACATTCTAAACGCCGACTAAAAGTCGGCGTTTAGAATGTAATTAGGTACATTGTTTATATAGACAATGAATAAGCATCACAATAATGATACCCTCTATTCATATTGCGGTTTAAGTGCGTCGGGCACCTCGCTCGGAGGCAATGGTCCCGCGCCATAAACATCCGGCAAATACGACGTCTTCGGAGTAAAATAGAGAGGCTTGCTCACATATCGGTCAATGTAGTTGCCCACGCGCACAGCGTTTTCCGTCGTCTGGACTCCACCCCAATTGGCGTCCATCGGATTCTCGCTAATCGTCCTACCTACCGATGTACTGTCATGGATGGCATCCACATCGGTGTATTCTCCAATATGTAGGCCGTGCGAGTCAAATCCGGCAAACTGTCCTTGGTTATAAGGCCCATTATCGCGATTGGAATCAATGACTTTGATGGGTTTTCCGCCGAGTTGCGTAATAGAGGATGCCGCTGTTTCGGGCACACCCGCCTGTAAATCAAACGGACTTGGGCGCATGCGATATACTTCGGTGCCTTGAGTCGTCGTCTCATATTGTAAAAAGAGCACAGGACACGTAATGCCCTTATTACGCTGAATCTCTAAATAGTTGATGTACTCGTCCAAGTTGTAAAAGGGGATGGGATCCTCATCAGGGGTCTGGGTATTATACAGGAGAAGAGATGTGCCTTTGCGAACCAACAGATCGGGACAACTGGGTGCTTTTTCTTGTGCCTGATCACCCGTAAATAACTCCCTCTCTTTTTTATCAAATGTTAAACAAAAATAAAGTCCCGCGAAAAAAGACACGACCGAGAATCCTAAAAGTGTTGCTTTGCGGTCAATTAACATTATGGTTGACTAATATATTATCCAGCTATATTTTTGTCAATTATAAAGGCATTGTTTATATTCACTCTTTCTAATAAGATACGAATTGTGCTAAATCTCAATTATGTATGCACATAATTACGAATTCCGAGTGAATTAAGTTGGTTAATTATTTGACGCCTCTCACTTACCTTTCCTTGATATTCAGGCGTGTTAAACCAAAACCTCTCGTGCCATTCAATAAAAATTAAAACCACGTTTTTTGCGTAGGACGTTTGAATGAGTTTTGGCAAAACAACGAACTCGCTTCCTTCAATGTCACATTTAATAACTATTTGAGCATCCGTATCATTTTTTATAATGGATGCCAAGATTTCCTCAATATCTACACAATTACATTTTGTAGATTCAATATCAAATACCACACCATTACCATAATCCATTTGGGGGTTTATATCAATACAATTTGACCCAGTTGTGTATCCTTCTATGTATTTGTCTTTATTGGCATTATTCCACGCACCCTTATGGTTATTAAATGTGATTTCTCCAGTATAATTCATAATTGCCAAATTATAATGTTTAAATGAATTAAACTGGTTTTCATAGTTTTTCAATAATTCTGCGTTTTTTCTGGATGCGTCATAAATCTCTTTATTTGGCTCAAAACATAGAACATTGACATTTTTATCTAAGTTGAGTTTTGGTATAAACTCTTCAAGGCCTTCAAACTTATGTGTTCCAAAGTCTAAGAAATATTTCATTTATATAATCTGTTTATTGTTATTTTTATATCATATACATATGAATAATTATACGTAAGTATGTAATATTTTATCGCAGTAATATATACTATGAAACCAATGGTTATTGGACGAATCCACGCAAATTGGTGCGGTCATTGTAAAGACCTTATTCCCGAATGGGCAAAGATGAAGAAGCTGCTTGGTCCCAAAAAATACAAGTTTGTTTCCATTGAACAAAGCAAGGAAGGTCCCCATTTAGAACGTTTAAATAAGTATTTGGGGATTGTAGAGGATGAAAAGAAGGTGAAAATGAAGGAAGGCTACCCTACAATATTCAAGGCACTGAATGGTCGGGTTGAATACTATGAAGGTCCTAGAATGGCGGATAAACTGGCGCAATGGGTGGGCAAAGTTGTTCAGGGTGGAACACGCAAAGGACGTGCGAGTCAAAAGAAGCGTAATTCAAAGACCCGAAGACGAAATTAACGAGTTTTCAAACTTGTTACACGTTTTCAAACTTGTTACACGTTTTCAAACTTGTTATCAAAATACTATTGTACTTAAATAGTATTATGGAAAAATAACCGGTCCGCTTAGCACTTCCAGTAAGTGGAACCACTTGCGCTAGAACCAACGGGTCTGGCGGCGCAAGCAACACGACCACGGTTGGTGTTCATGCATGCGAGTGTCATACACTTGCCAGGCTTGTTTCCGTGAGCAACACTGGTCCATGAATCAAGACCAACGGATGACCACAAACCAGCCTTCTTGTTTCCTCCGCCACTATTTTGGTTCATTGTTCTGGTAGCATTTCTTGCTCTTGATGATCCGTTGTACAAAGGCATATTTATATATATGGACCAAAGATATTATTCTATTGTGCCTTTCATAGTAGCGGCCCTTTCACACGGGGTCGCAAATATGTATAAATAAAAAATATATAAACACATAATGCTACTAAATATATACCAATAATGTCCCTAAAACACCTTTTCAATTCGGATGATGATATTCGCATTGAAAAAAATAAAAACGGCGAAGATGTCTATGTTTTTGACCCGTACAATCCTCTAAATAAGGAAATTGGCGAAGACGATGTCCGCCAAATATTGGCCACGTATGGCATCAATCTACCCATCCGGAATATTACTCTGTACCGCCGTGCTTTCATAAACAAGTCCTATTGCCGTAGACCCGAGCTAGAAAACGCGCAAAACAATGTAATCATTGTGCCTAAACCCGACAATTGTTTGCCCCTCCACACAAAGTCCAACGAACGTCTGGAGTTCATCGGGGATGGCTACTTGGAATTGTGTACCAAGTTCATTCTGTACAATCGTTTTCCTAAAGCCGCTGAAGGATTTATGACCGAGAAGAAAATCGCCCTTGTCAAGAACGAGGCGATCGGCCGAATTGCCCACGAAATGGGCCTACATAAATGGGTAGTACTTTCTAAGCACGCGGAGTCCAAAGATACTCGTACCAATATGAAAAAACTGGGATGTTTGTTTGAGGCGTTTTTGGGTGCGATTGCGCTAGACTTTAACCAGATGACCGTCGTGGATGAGGCGGGGCTCTATGCCAACACGTTTTTGTCAGGTCCGGGGTTCCAGATGGCGCAAATATTTATGGAGAACGTCTTCAATAAGCATGTGAATTGGATGGAGCTCATCATGAACGATGACAATTACAAGAACATCTTACAAGTGCGCATTCAGAAGGAGTTCAAGGTGACACCGGAATACATTGAGATGTCGGAGCAGCACCCGGACAAGGGATACCATATGGGGGTCTATTTGTGCTTGGGGCAGCCGGTATTTGGACTCCAACACCGAGACTCGTTGCCGATAACGTCGTTTGCGGGGGGTCGCCGGTTCGCGGAAATCCACGAATATATGTCGCGCCAGTCGCGGGGGTTCATCTTCTTGGGGGAGGGATATCACAAGATCAAGAAAAAAGCAGAACAGATTGCGTGCCAGATGGCGTTGCGGAACATTGATGGGTAAAGCTTTACTTCGCTTTAAAGGTCGCTTCGCTTTAAAGGTCGCTTCGCTTTAAAGGTCGCTTCGCTTTAAAGGTCGCTTCGCTTTAAAGGTCGCTTCGCTTAAAGCAACCAAGTCAATTTCTTATTATCTGCAGCAATGACTGCAGCCTGCTTATTCCCTCCATTATAGGGTATCGCGTGTCCTTGTTCCAGCATCCACTTATTCATACAATCGCCGCCTAGATAGACGTTCGCCAACAGTCGGCCGTATTTCTCCGTGGTCACGTCTCGCAGCTGGACGGTGTGGTTTAATATCCGGGCAGAGAGAGCATCGCGGGCCTTTGTCGCGCGGTCTTTTTCGGGACCTTTCATTTCGGCAGTGTCTATGCCAAGGAGACGCACCGAAAACCGATAATACTCAGAGTCTTTGTATGGCAGTTTCGCGACAATCGTGATGGTGTCACCGTCATACACTTTAACGACGCGTCCTTCCGTGATTTGAGGCACGAATGGCTTGGCATCGGCGAAGACGTCTTCCGAAATTGTAGTACAAGCGCAAAATATATTTCCCATTTTGTTTTTTATTATTTAAAATAACTTTGTAGTTAGTGTAAATATTCAATTTTTCAAGAAATAAACATTATAACCATCTAAATAATATTTCTACATATATTATAAGGTTTGGAATGAACAAGAAGGACATTTTTAAACAATTGGAAACAACCAATGAGGCACATAAAAAGCAAAAACGTGTCATTCGGATTGGTGAGAAAAACGCGCAAGAAATAGAGGGACCCCATCCGGTGTTTGTTGAAGAAGGAGAACCAGGGGTTAAAGGCGAACCTACGGTTAAACCCAGCAAGTATATTGTGGATAGCCGTATGGGGTTCTTTGACCGAAGTCTGGCATTAGACCGAATCCAAAAGATGATGAAGGGAGAAGAGGTTGCCAATTTAGACAAAAATGCTATTGTTGGAAAGAAGAATATAAAAGCTCCAGAAGAAGAGGTCAAATATATAAAGGCTCCCGGAGAGGTAAAAGACCTAAAAGTTCCTGAAGAAATAGTTCTTGAAGAAGTAAAAGAAGTAAAGGTTCCTGGAGAAGAAGAAGAAAAAAAGCACGCTAAAAAACCGAAAGTAAAAGTTTCAGAAGAAAAAGTTTCAGAAGAAGATGTTGAAAAACCAGAAGAAAAAGTTGAAGAAGAAAAAGTCCCAGGAGAAAAGAAGAAGCGCGTATCCAAACGCCAACCCAAAGAGGTAATCGCCGCCGATATCCCCCGAGGTCAACTCGTAATCACCGACAAAGTGGTTTCTGACCGTCTCCCAAAAAGGAAGAGCTACGTGCGCAAAATCAGTCCATACTACATGTACAATCGCCGCATTTTTGTTCAAAAGCTGGGACCTCTCTTCAAATCCCACGCCGAAGAAATCGCGGCGGTCGTGGATGAAGATGTCAGCTGCGATAACCGTACCTCCAAAAACTTTGACCTACTCACTCACCAAAAGGTCGTCACCGATTATTTGAATACTTATACGCCTTATCGCGGCCTTCTCATTTACCACGGTCTCGGCTCCGGCAAAACATGTACCTCCATTGCCATCGCCGAGGGAATGAAGACCGACAAAGAAATCGTCGTTATGACCCCCGCCTCTCTCAAGGTCAACTTCTTCAGCGAGCTCAAGAAATGCGGCGACGACATTTACCGCCGCAAACAACACTGGGTGAAACAGCTGGCGAAGACGCAGTCTGAAGCTGACATTATCGGTCGCGCCCTCGCACTGGACCCCGACGTCATCCAGCGCAAAGGCGTGTGGCTCATGAATACCAAATTGGAGTCCAACTTTGACACCTTGTCCAGCGCAGAACAAGCCGAGATTGACCAACAATTGGACCAGATGATTCGCGCGAAATACCAGGACATCAATTACAACGGCATGAACGGCAATATTATGAAACGCATTACCAAGGAATACACCATCAACCCGTTTGACAACAAGGTGGTCATCATTGATGAGGCGCATAATTTCATCAGTCGTATTATGAACAAGTTGAAGGATCACGACTCCATTTCGTATCGCCTCTATGAATACTTGATGAGCGCCACGAATGCCAAGGTCGTGTTCTTGTCAGGAACCCCCATCATCAATTATCCCAATGAAATCGGAATCATGTTCAATATGCTCCACGGATACATCAAGACGTGGAAGTTCCCCGTCACGGTAAAAACGGATTCCAAAACGGACAAGGAATCCATCATGCGCCTCTTCCGCAAAGAGAGGATAACCACATACGATTATTTGGAATACTCTGGCAGCGAGCTGACAATTACTCGTAACCCATATGGATTCGTAAATGTACAAAAACGCACGGCCAAAGAGGACGACGACGAGATGACGGCCTACGGCGGCGTACAACTGGACCCCGCAGGAAATGTGAGTGATACGGAGTTTGAGAAACGGGTCATAGATGTTCTCGGTCGAGGGGGTCTGGAAGTCTCGCGCAAAGGTATTTCCATAGTAAACCACAAGTCGCTACCCGATGACACAGAGACGTTTCTCAAGATGTTTGTGGATCCCGAAACGGGCAATTTGAACAACGCCGATTTGCTGAAACGCCGCATATTGGGTCTCACATCTTATTTCCGCAGTGCGCAAGAACAGCTGTTGCCGAAATATGAGAAGGCCACCGATTTCCAGGAAATACGCGTAGAAATGAGCGACTACCAATTGATGAAATATTCGGAGGTGCGTAATCAGGAGAGGGAACGCGACACGAAAAAGAAGAAGAAGAAGCAGGGGAAAAATATTGCGGGAGAAGATGTATTTGAGGTGTCGTCTTCGTATCGTATTTTCTCGCGCGAAATGTGTAATTTCGTTTTCCCCGAGATGGTAGAGCGCCCGGGCATGTTGAAAGAGATAGACATTGCGGCGATATTTGCTAAAATGGACACTATGATGGGTAAGGAAAAAGAAAAAGAATCC